GGAGGAGGATCACCGATGGGGAGTTCCTGTTCTACTTCCTCTGCATTGAGTTCCAATTCGTAGTCGCTCACGTGTCACCTCAGTCTAGTTTGGACCTAACTTAAAACTTGTGAGAGAATGGACTGGGATAGTGTAGGTCACGACTACCCCAGTCCATAGTTTGTAACTAGCTACGCAACGCGCGATACTTGTGGTTCACGCGGTTGACGATACGACCCTGCCACTCGCCGTTCTCGACAAACACTTCAAGCTGTTTGCCTACAGCATTGTTCAGGTCGAATCGCTGACCTGATTTCACGTCCACACCAAACGCTGCGAGAAAACCCACAGCGAATCCGATGGCCTTGCTGTTGAACATCCAGTCCAGAGGCACACCCTTGAATGCCTCATCACCGTTGTCCGCGTTACGCACGATCACACCCTCTACGGGATAGTTCGTGCTGCCACCGTCCTTTGACGGCGCTTCACCGATGGCACCGATGTCCACCACGTACCACGCGGGTTCAACAACCTTACCACGCAGCAGATCACGATCAGAGAAAGAAATGATAGGCACTGTTAGCTCCTGTAGTCTCTTCACAGACAATCTACGTATCGGATGATACGCAGTCTTACTCTTACGACTTAACCTCCAACTAGGAATCCAATCATCTGACATGATTAGAACTTCGTAGTTGTGGGCATGTCTTTCAACTGCACGATCGCAGGCTTAACCCACGTATCATACACTGGCTTATCTCCGAATACGATCTCCTTCGGTAGACCCAATGCAGTACGTGCGAAGTCGTCTCCTGTGTGCTCTGTCAATAGAGAGTAGTCTCCTCCTTGTCCTTCCACGAATCCCTTCTTGATATTGAAGTGATACACTTCACCACAATATGCAGGGATCTTCGGGGCCACCTTCTTACCCGCGGTCACGATAGTACGTGACACATGAGTAGTATTGTTCGTGGTGTTGCGATACTCTGCTTGAACCACGTGTGCAATCAAGATGACGTTCACCTTGTGCCATGCACAGATGTCTTTTGTCAATGCTATCAACTCTTGAAGTGCGGCTGACTCAGCATTGTAATCTTCAATTTCATTCACGGCTATGCCCGCAATCAACTTACCTGCGGCTGCACCACTCTGACGTGTAACGCCATACTTCAACTTGACAGTCTGACGCAACGTCATGTCGGCCATCGAAGTGATGCTATCGAATACTAGTGTCTTGTATGGACACTCTGTCTGGAACTTCTCCAACTGTTTCTTGGGCTTGTTCCAATCATCGTAGTCCTCATACGAGATAGTCTTGGGATCAATTCCCCACTTCTTCATGGGGAGATAGATTCCATTCATCTTGCGGTCCCACGAGAACCAAAACTGTGGACCGGGAAAGGATAATGCTTGAGTCGATTTACGTGTACCAGGTTCACCCTTGAACATGCAGTACAGTCCATCGAATCCCACGTCATTCATGTTTGGCATCTACTTCTTCTCTTTCTTCGCTGGTACCAGTCCTTCAGCACCACGATAGATGAGTTGACGACGTTGAGCTTCAGCTACCAATGACTCATATTGTACAGGGAACTGAAGATAGTAGTTCACCATCTCATTTCGATCATCCTCACGAAACTGCATTTCACTGTAGACTTCAGCAGCATTCATGAAGCGATTACGCTCAATGAAATGAATAGTTGCAAGCAAATGAGATGACGCCATCGTCTTGATCTCCATCTGCTTACCTTCACGTGTGATCCACACGTCCTTACTAATGATTGGCATTACATGCCACCTCTCACTCCGTTGTCTGGTGTCTGCTTCTTCGACTTGCGACGCTTAATCACCTGTAGTTCCTTGATGAGTAATTCCGTGTCGTGTACTCTCACTTTCAAGTCATTGATGTATTCAATCACCTGAGTCAGTGTCCACGTATCAATCAGTTTGAGGAGTTCTTCTCGATGCATTATCGAACTCCATCTCCCTGACTAGTATTCGGTTCACGTGTCCACGTATAGCTGAGAATGAGTGACTCCAGATGATCCCATTCCTTCTGGGTGAGCGTGACTACAGCTCCATTCGTCATCACGAGTCTGACTTGTATTGCGCCAAACTCCTTCGTAGCAGGAAGGATGCGCGTCACGCAATCGAGATTCACCAGTTCTCCATCGTCCATCTTGTAGAAATTCATTACTCGTCCTCCTTGTTCTTGGGATCCCACACTGGACCCACGATGTAGTTGTTCCGCAGTTCCTCCTCACGCATTCCCGGATCAGCCTCACACACTTGCTTGTATGGACACGGGCCGAACATCGTGTCACAATGCGTGAAGTCAGGAGGCCAGTATCCACTCTCAGAATACTGAAGATACTTGTACGCGTAGTACGGCAGAATCTCTCCCTGCCACTCAAGTAAACGAGCAGCAGAGTATGAGACTACCTCGCGCGTGAGTCTGTCCGCGATCTTGAGAGTAGTCTGTAGTCCGATGTTGTTCTTGATGACGTTCCGAGACTTCAACAGGAGACAGTGACCAGTGAACTGGTTAGAGAGTGTCGTCTTATCACGTCTCTGTTTGAACGTCTTGTGATCCATAGACACGATGCCGATCTGATTCGTGTCTACGATGAGATCGAACTTCGCCTTCCACATGACGCGTATCTCGTCATCCTCATACAGAATGTCACCCTTGACTTGTTCTGCACTGAGGGGAATGAATGCATCATTCTTGTAGAAGTCGAAGTATTGCACACATGTATCGAGTGCAAACTTCCAGCCTACTTTGTAGCCTTCATTCACTTCACCTGTGTTCTGCAATCCGGGATACTCTCCCGGCTCATGCTTACACTCTGGTGCAGTATTCGTGCCGTCAGCACAATGAGGGCATCCGTTGACATACATCTGACCGGCTGTCATAGCCTGTCCAATGGATACGTCACGCTTGAATCCCTTGATCATGTGCTGGTAGTAGACTTCAAGCACCTTATGAATGAGTGAGCCTACTTCGAGAGAGTTAGATTTCCCACGCACCGTGAGGAACCTGTGATTATTACGTAGATCGAAGAACCTGCCGCAGCTCATCAGGGACGACAGAGTAGTCGCGTCCATGATGATGTTCTTCTTCGCAGTCGGGATGATGTCCATCTGTCTCTATTCCTTTTTCCTTACAGTGACCCAGATGTATTCAGGAGCCTCATGGAAGTACTTCAGTAGAGCGGGACATAGCCATCCGACAATCCCTGATGACATGTCCATGTACCAGTGTCCCGTCTCTGCCTTCATTGTGCAGAGTTGAAGTAATGCAGTAGATCCGGGGAACGCGTGTGCAGAGAAGATGAGAATGAATCCATCCCCTGCCTTCTCTATCTTGCTCGTCAACCTATCGATGATGGTATCTGCACCCATCACGAATGGTTCACGCGCGAGTCCCTTATCGGCGTCGTCAAACACCCACTGACCATGAAACTTGTATGGATAGATCGTGTGTAGTGAATTCATTAGTTGATTCCCTCAAACTTTCCTCTCACTAGTCGTGCAAGTAGTTGCATGAACACCTGCACAATCGCATCAGTCAATTCCTGCTCCGGTGGTGGTGCAGCATCATTCATTGGAATGAGTTGGATGATAAATCCCTCACTCAATGTAGTGTAGTCCTCTAGTAGTGCCTTGATGACGGCTACGTGCTCATCACTTACCGGCACATTCACGATGTAGTGATTCACGCTACTTTCTCCTTCACTTGCTTCTCACGCTTCTTGTACTTCGGCTTACGCAATCCAAAGTAGTCGATGATGACCTGCTCCAACACCCACGACACACTCTGGTTCTCGCGGATTGCAATCTTCCAGAGTCCCTCTCTCACTTCAGGAGGGAGTCCACCACTGTAGTGCAGTCGTCTGTCACCATCGAGTAATCGAGGTGCAATGATTCTACCTGTCCGAGTCGCGCGTACTGTCTTGTATCTGTCCGTCATAGTATTTCTCCTTAATGAACCTTCTCAGTGCGTACTGTCCATGTATGTAGCCGATTTGGTATGTCAGCCAAAACAGAACAGCCGCTAGTAGTATAGTACCCATTCAATCTCCTTCCTTCATATCTCCGTAGAGAGATCAAGGAAATAGATCCTAGTTTTTCCCAAGAACTAGGAAACTTGCATTAGCCATCAGATAGCAAATGGAGCCTGGCTAATGATGATTATAGACTAGGACGTGGTGGAGACTTCGATCCCCTTGTTCTTCATCTCCTCCACCGCGTACCTCTTGAGATCTTCCATGTCCTGCTTGTTGTCCTTGCTGATCTTCATCAGCTCGCCCGTGGTGCAGCAGCCGTATTCCTTGTGCGTGATGTACTGAAGTGCGGTCATTTACTTCTCTCCTTGTGTTGTCTTACGTACTTGGACCATCTGATCCGCCAGATCATCCACTCGCATTACGAGATCGTCGTTACGGTTCTGAAGAACTCTCAGGTGTATCGTGAGATCTTCAATCTGTTTCTCATGCTCTGTGAACTTCTCCACGAGTGCTTCACAGAGTTTCAGTAGTGCGCGGTCATTCTCTAGACTCTGCGCACTGATGTCTACTAATGCGCCGCCGAGATCCGTGATGTTGCTAGTCATGTTAGTGATCCGTCCCTTCATTGTCCTTGAGCATTTCTTCCCACTGAGCCTGTGTCTTGCCAGTCATGATGAATTCACGCTGATTCGCGTTCAGGAATGGAAATGCGCGTTGTACAAGCATTCCATTCATACACCACTGATCCCACGCGCGAATCATCTGATGTAATGTCGCGTCAACGATGATCTCGTCATCACCTTCCACGACACGAGTCTGATGAACATTGCATTCCATCAGGATGAAGATCTGACCGAATCGATTACGTTTCTTACTTGTCAACATTGTCTGTCTCCGTAGTCTGCACAGAAGTGCAAATGGTAGTTCCCAAAAACATGATCTAGTGTAGTGCGCCCGGTAGGAGTCGAACCTACATGCTATTAACAGCGGTAGATTTTAAGTCTACTGTGTCTGCCATTCCACCACGGGCGCATGCTTACTCTACTTACTTGTTCCTCTCATAGTCCTCACGTACATCACGCTGGAGATCTGATTCCTGCACGTTGTCAGTGAGTCCGACCAGACAACAGTGTTCACACTTCGCTGACTCCATCACGGCATGTTCGATGTATGTCAGGTGCTCACGTATGGTCGAGATATCTCTGTGATATCCCGTGCCCACTGTGAGTGTGGACTGCATGTTGGCAGTCAATCTCGATACGATCTCGAATTGCTCTTCCAAGTAATTCCGCATCTTCTCGTTCATTATTCTCCTCCGAGTAGTTGACGCGCCTTCATGCGCGCATCCCACACATTCATTCCGCCTGACGTGAGTAGACGAGCCAAGCGATTCATAGCACGTTGATTAGATGTCATCACGTCACGTGTCTTACGCACGCGTGGTGTGTAGTACGGCTTCGTCCTGTGATCTACTGCCACTTTCTGGTAGTAGTTCTTACGCTTCTGTGGTCTATCAGTAGCCTTCACGTGCATTACGCGATTCACTACGCCGTCAGTCCACGTGGAGGACAAGTCAGCCCATGATCTAGGCGCCAGTGTCCCCCGTGTAATTCCGCGTAGGTCCGATACTATGGACCTGAAATTGATATCTAGTCTATCTTCGTCCGTCGGTATTGAATACGGCGAGTAGTCATATTGCTTGAACATTAGTCACCTGTAGTGTAACTCCACTCACTCGATGGATTGAATGAGTGGAGTCATTAGATCTAAGCACGTTTCGCAACGGTGCGGTTACGCTTCGCATTCTGAGCATTCACGATGGATTCCGCGAGTTCCTTCATGATGCTCTCCTGATTCCACTCCTGCATCTTCTCTTTATTGTGCGTGTTGTGGAATGCTACACGTTTCCGCTCGACAATCGCATCAAGCTGTGAGTCGATTGCCGTCAGTCCCTCCATGTGAGTGTAGATCGCGTTGATCGATGTTGCAGTAGAACCAATACGCGCGAATCTATCTTCACACTGTTGCTCTTTACCCGGATTCCACTGTCTCTCGTGCATCACGCAATCAGAACACGTCTGGAGATTGAGTCCCTCACCTGCTGCGAGTTGTGATGCTACGATGATCGCGCGCTTGTCTGCGTTGAACTTCTCCTGTATTGCGAACCTCTCACGCGAATCAGTATCCGCCGTGATTTGATACACGGGGAATTGATCCGAGTAACGAGTCTTAATCTCGTCGTACAACATCTCCTGCACGTCGATGTGATGTGCGAAGATCACGAGTTTACGATCCGTGTCCTCTACGAACTCATCAACGTAATCCAGTGTAGCAGGAACCTTCGCCAGTGCTACAAGGTGACGCATCTTAGCCATAGCAGCAATAATTGCCATGCCGCCCATATCAGCCGCTTCACTCTCGTACCACCTAACGAATGCGTCTACTGCCTCATCATAGACTCTCTCATGATCTTCGTCCATGATGACATTCAGTTTCGTGCGATTAGTGAGTGGTAGTTCCGGCATCACGTTCACACGTTCACGACGAATGCAGATATCCTTCGTGAATTCACGGAATCTCTCTACGTTCCTGATACCTGCTTCCTTGAGCTGATTACCAACCCAGTATGTATCAACCCACGTGCGCTTGAATCCCGCTTCTGATGGGAACTTCATGGGCGCAATCATGTTCAACACGGGAAATAGTTCACTCCCACGATTGTTCCACGGTGTTCCTGACAGCGGGATAACCTTACGATCCTTCACCACGCGTCGTACCATCTGTGTGCGTGATGCGTCTACGTTCTTGATCTGCTGACACTCGTCGAGAATGACCGTCTTGATACCGATTCTATCGAATTGCGCGATGTCGAATCCGCTTGATACCGTCTTACCCGACTTCATCGTCCGCACCTTATGGACGAGCATGTCGTATCCGATGATGTAGTGCTTCAGTCCCGGCACGAGCCAATCTTTAGAGGAATTGATTACCTGCGGCACGTGCGCGTCGCCTAACCAGTGCAGGATGAATGATGAAGTCTGATACTTGAGTCCTGACTTCACGATCCACAATACAGGCCACAACTGCGGATTGAAGTATACGACTCCACCCGCTTGTATTGTCTTGCCGAGGCCCATGTCATCAAAACATGCTGCACCTTTGTTCACGGCCAATCCCGCTTCAAGGAATTTCATCCCTTCAAGCTGGAATGGATACGGCCTCTTACGATTGCAGAGTGTGCATGTATTCTTATCCCATGCATGATTGCAATTAGGATCACCACCCATCTGAAACGTATGGAATGGAGTTCCTTTCGGTATCTGCCGCACGACCATGTGACCACATTCCAGAGTGATGAATTTCATGTCTGGCTGCGTGTCACCTGGCATCGGGACTAACTTCTCAGACTTCATTACGGCTACTTTGCCGCACTTCTCACACTTATCCTGAAGTCGTGTGATGTTGTATTTCGGTGTCCTGATTGTGTGCTCGTCGAATGTTACTTCAACATCCGCGCCTGACCTGATGGCATCGATGATGTCTGGTGACAGTGACAGATTCGAGCATGGCATCGTGTTGTCACATCCACATACACGTGCCTGGGATGCCCACACCTCATCATGTCCATGACCCGGTGTCAGTGCGTGGGCCACTTCATGACGAATTGTATTGAGCACATCCGGATCTGGATGGATGTCGATGTGATGAGCGGACAAGATAATACACTTGTCCTTATACGAGCAGAGGCCCAGAAATCGAGACTCTGCATTCTGATTTAGTCTCACGGTCCAATCTTGCAGCCCGTGTTTATTCAACTCATCTCTGAGTATTTGAGTCGCTTGCTGGCGAGTCATGATTAGATCACGTCCTTTCGGTATCGTGTCGTGTAGTGTGAACTACTTCAGGAGGCCGAGAGAACGTGCTACCTGTTGTGCCGCCACGTCCGCGTTGATGTTCTTCTGGATCATGGTCATACGAACCAGAGTCGCATCTACGCCATACTTGACGCACGCGTCATTCAACTCACTCTTTTTGAATGATGACGCCTTGCTCGACGATGATGTAGACTTCGCTTTCGGTGTCTTGACTTGAACAGGCTGATAGGATACGTCGAACGACTTGAATTGATCCTTCAGTTCTGTTCTGAGCTTACCCGCGTATGTCTGCGTGAGAGTCTGATACGCGCGCATCTCAGTCTCTCGGTCGATTAATGCCTGACGTGTTTCAAACACTACTTGCTGCATGTGCTTGAAACGCGCCAACATCTCCTGAGCCATCGCGTAGTCCTTCTGATCTGCCGCGATAGCAGGATTGTTCTCGATAGATGCGCGGATGTCTGCCGACGCCACAGTAGTAGCATTGAATACGTCCATCTTCACTTGGATGGACGCGTCTACTACGTGCGCCTGGGCGATGATGGCATCAGCTTTCACCACCATCGCCTTATCTTCCTGTCCGATGCAATCCGGACACATCGCCATCTTGTTACGCATTACGAGTACTGCCATCTTAGAGCAGCATTCGCATTCACTGAGTTTCGGAGTGGTGGTGGTATTCATTACTTACCACCTTTCATGGACGCTAGTTCACGCGCGCGTGCAGTGATTGACATCGGATGATGCCACGAGCACATACCCTTACGCAATGCCACAACATCCGAGCCTGTCATCTCGACAGACAGAGGATACTTGCGGACCCGCTTGACTCGCTTACAGATTGTGCAGTAGAACCGTTTCATGTGGACCGTCCTTTCGGTATCGGTAGATCATGTTTTGATACATGATCTGTAGTACGTGGCTTGCGCCAGCATCTAAGGTATCACACCTGGGGCCGCCCTGTCAAACCGCCGTAAA